TCTACTAGCCCTTGTTAATACTTGTACTATCTTTGCCATTATCTACGTCCATCTGGTTGTATATCTAATCTAAAAGTTCCTAGTTTCCAACTTTGACTAGCTGCTGTGTTTTCTACTTTTAATGCGACTGCTCGTGCTCTTGCACGTGTATCTACTTTTTGTGTGCTTGATGTAACATCAAATGGACCAAGAGCTGAACTTGTTTGAGAGTCGTTTGGAAAATTTCTTAATTCTAAAGTTACTCTAGTTGCTCCTGTTTGTGATATAAAGTCAGGAATAAACCTTCGTATCTTCATTATAAACTCTCCGTCTCCTCTAAGATCTGCAGCTCCAGTAGTTTGACCTAAAGCACTTCTTCTTTGACTTATATCATAATCTCCAGAAGATATATTTGCTGTTATTGCAGTTATCGTTCCGTTTCTGTTTTGGTCAACTCCTGTTTCATGTTCATAGTAACTTGTTCTACCCTCTGTGTTTCCAACAACATCAAAAGATGTATCAGTAGATGCATCGTATTCTAAAGCATGTGGTAAACCAAACACGGCAGAATCTCTCCACATGGTTCTTGCTAAACTACCAACTGTCCACACGGGTCGTCTTGTAGATGAATCAAAATAATTGTAAGCTACCATTCTATTTACAACTGAAGAATTAGATTCTGGATAAAACCACATAACTTCACCAAACAAATTATTTAATCCTGCTGACACCATTTGATTACCAGATTCTAAATTTATATTATTATAAACAAAATCCTCTACCAAACATGGTAATGATTCTAATTTACCAGCGTATCTAAAGAAACCATTCTCTGACATCCAGTATGCAGCACCATCAACTTCAACACATGCATTTTGTCCAACAAGTCCGCAGTGTGTTCCAACTTGTGAAAAGGCAAATGTAAATGGTTGACCAACAAAACGTTGTGTAAATAAAGCTGTATCAGTCCATACATAGATTGCATCACGACCTCTGATTGCTCCTCTGATCTGTGATCCGTCGGCCAGTCTTTGTGTACCGGCTGTATTGGTTGCTGTAGGTGTGTATGTATTAATATCTTCTTGATCAGAGAATCTAATAAACATATCATCTTGTGTAGATGTATCACCTATAGTTGTTTCTGTGCCGAAGAATACTAAGTGACGATCTGGTGTAGATACAACCATATGTCTCGATGCAGTAGGTGCACCAGTTATAATTACAGCTCTAGTTTCAGTAGCATTTGATAACGCCGAGTTCCATTCAAATACAGCGCTATCATGTATTAAACAAATTGCTTTGTCACCAAAATTATCAATGGACCACATACCTGGTTCTAATACTAAGTCACCAGATGCTGCCTCACCCCATGCAACAAACTCGGATGAGTCTGTAACCGTGGCACCATCAGAGTGTCCTGACCTAGTAGAGTTTCTAACAGCTCTTGTAATACCTGTTAAATTATTTCCAGAAACTCCTGTATAAGAAATTTCTTCATTACCCACTTGAATAAAGTTTGTACCTGAACTTGGAAATTGTGAAGCATCAGTTAAAGTAATAGATGTTCCTGATCCACCTGTTCCCGCAGTATCATCTAACAACGCTCCATTTAAAGTTGTAGTTAAAGCAGATGTATCTTCTCCACCCCAAGATCCTAATCCATAACCAAAACCTTTTGCTTGCACCGCTGGTCCAACAGGATAATAATGTTGGACTCGTATACCGCCTGAAGTTGTTGCACCAGATCCTGATTCATTTGATGGCATCGTGATTGTAATTGTTGTTGCATTTGGAACCGTTGTGACCATAAATTTTTTATCATCAAAATCAGAAGAACCAAAATTAGAATTTGTAATTGTAGAAAAATTATCTAGTAGTATAATGTCTTGTGGGCCTATGCCATGAGAGGTGCTAAAAGTTATCGTAACAGTCGGTGACCCATTGGTTGTGGTGAATGCGCTAGTTAACGTCGTTGTAGATTTAATAGGGTGTATATCATAAAATACTCCACCAGAAAAAGCGTATAGTATTCTGTTAGTGCCTATGATGGAATATTTTCTAGATAAACTATTTATAAATTGGTGAAGACCTCTACCCGCACCTGTTAATTCGTTAGATCCTGAGCCGCCTAATTGATTCCAACCACCTATTTTTTCAGGTGTGCCATATCTAAATCTAACATTATCGCAGTCCACCCATTGACCCTCTGCTGTGGTCTCGGATATTTGTTTATTTATACCTGGCTGAAATCCTATTTTTTGTAGCATAACGGGACTATACATAAAAAGTAAAACAAAAACAACGCTTTTAAACGCTTTTCTTAATTAGCTTATTTATCTCTGGTAAATAAATGTACTCTAATTTACTTTTATCAAATAATTCTTTTAAATCTTGCATGGTCTCAACTAAAACTTCTCCGGGTAAATTTAAACTTGTATTAATTACGATAGGAATTTTTGTTAATTTATTAAATGCTTTAATTAAATCATAATAATGTAGATTATCTTTTTTGCTGACAGTTTGTATTCTAGAGTCATTATTTTTAGATAAACCTGTTTTTAAAATATTATTCTTTTTTATTTTAAAAACATACATCATGTGAGGAGACTCTTCTATAGGTATGTCAAACCAATCCTCAACATACTCTTTTAATACTGAACACGCAAATGGCCTAAACCATTCTCGTTTTTTAATTGCGTTTATTTTTTCATGAGCTTTTTCATGAATAGGGCTCATAAGTAATGATCTATTTCCAAGTCCTCTTTGTCCTTGTTCACTTCTGGATTGAAAAATAGCCACAGGTTCCTTCATTAAAATTTTAGCAACTTCATCAGGAGATGTATTAAATATCTTGTGTTTTAAAAAAATATCTAAATTTAAGTCTTGAGGTATACCTAGATATATTTGATCGTTTTTAATTTTGCCATTAAGGAAATAATTAGCAGCACCTATACTTATTCCAAAATCTCCGTTAAATGGATCACAGAATAAATTTTTAAATTTGTTTAAAAGTTTAGAGTTATACAAAACATTTTGTGCACATCCTCCTGTAAAATTTAAACTACCTTTAATATCCCATTGATGTATAAGTTTGTCCATACTATTTTCAAAATCATTTTGTATTTTTGCAGGTCTTTCGTCGTACAAACTCCACGCCATAGTTTTTCCACATTCTAATGCATGTTCAAAATGTTGACCTGTAAAGTTTTCATAACGAACACCAATATTATTAGATTCTGTTTTTAAGTGTTTTAAATTTTTATTAAAAAAGTATAGACTTTCTTGTTCACAAAGAAGTTTATATGAGGGTGAAATACTAAAACTATAAGGAGAGCCATTACCATCACATACTAAAATATTTTTAATTTTAGTGTCCCAAGTCATAGCACAATATGCGTGAAACATGTGATGATAGTGATCTTTAAAATATATTAGTTCTACATTTTTAAGTTTAAGTTTATTAAATATCTCTATCCACAATTGTGTTGAATTGCTAGTATGAGAACTTAAATGTGTTATTATAATTTTATTTATTTCTAAATTTTTAATTATTTCAAATAAAGATTTAACAGGAAATGTATTATGTTTAAATCTATTGTACCTATCTAATTGAGTATGAAATATAATTTTATTATTTTTTACGTACGTCATGCACCCATCATGAGAGGTATGGATCGCTAATATATTCATTATCTTTCTAATTTTTTTATTTCTTTATCCTCAAGTTTTATGTGCTCATCATCAAAAGAATCTACACCAAGAGTTTCTTCTGGTAGATATTCATGAATTTCAGCGGCTAATTTTACTAAATGATTACCTATTTGTTTCAAAGTAAGTGCACTTACTTCAAAATACCCTTTGTCTTTTAATATTTCAATTTCTTCATCGGTAAACATAATTCTACCTGAACCATCTTTTTTATTTTGTAAAATTTTCATTTATAACATCTCCTTTGTGATTAGCGTATTTTCCATTAGCGTCAACATAATGTAAAAAAGTTTGTATGTGATAATCTCCTTCATATGGTTTTCTCCAATGTTTGACATCACAACCCTTATATATTACTGCATCTCCTGCTTTTAAATTAACTGCTTTTCCATCCATGTATATAGGCCATTCGTGCTCTCCGTCTGATCCAATAAAAAGAGTAACGCTTATTTCACAAGATTTTCTATCTTTATGTTTTACTAGCTCTGATCCATAAGTATAACATCTCCAAAACGAATAAGTTTCTAATAATTCTAAATTAACACATTTTTCTAATATTTTCTTTTTATCTTTTAAAAATACTTCCATTAAAGGATCTTTATAAAAATAAGTATCACCACAATTATTTTGTCCTTCATCAAAATTGTCTATATTGTTTATGTGTTTTTGTTTACAATATTCGTGAGTGAGTTTTATTTCGAACTTGTTTAAAAGTTTAGGTATTATTTTATATTTCCAATTTAAGTCAGCCATGATACAACCGCATAACGCGTTCCTTTCGTAACTGGTGATACAGAATGGGGATAAATAAAATTAGATGGCCACAATACACATCTACCAGGACTTGCTTTGATTGTTTGATATATTTCTTTAGTTATTGGGTCATGAAAATTTAATTCACCCCCCTCGTAATCATTATTTAAAAATATAATTACACTTATAGTTCTAGGAAATTTTGCATGATTATCTGTATGTATATTATAAAAACCACCTATTTCATATTTTAAAATTTCTAAAGATGAAACTATTGTAGCTGATGTATTATATTTTGTTTCATATTTTTGAAAACAATCTCTAATCTTTTTACGTAAATAATTTCCCCAATGATATGAAGATAAACTTTTATCATTAAAATTATATGATTGAGTTTTTCTTATTTGTTTTTGCACCACCACGTCTTTTTCATTATTTCCAACAACTATGCCAGCGTCTTCAAATTTTATTTTATTGGCTGCGTATTTTATTAAAGCAGCAATTTTTTCAACATGAAAAATATCATCATACACTTGAATAAATTTATCTATTTCCATGATTTTTTACTCCAAAATAATTTTTTATAACTATGTATAAATCTGCCCATTACTGACAGCTCAGCTTGAGCTCTCGTTAAATTATCCTCTTTTATAGACATTTTCCAAGACTCTCTTTTAAAAGGTATTATTTGAGCAAAAGGTGTTCCTCTTTCAATAATAGTTTCTAAAACAGGATATTTATCACCGTTTAATAAAATAGGAAAATTAACATAATTATAGTAAGTGTCTGTATCAACTATTCCTGAAAAAATTTCAAACCTATCATCTTTATTATTTAATGGAGGAATAAATAAACATGAATAACCAGGTGGTGTTTTAATTCTAAAGGGATATTGTATTTTATAAAAAGGTAATTTTTTATTTTTTTCAACAAAAGGACATCCTCCTTTTGTTCCACCTAATTGATCTATATCATGCCAAACTGCATCATTATTATTTATATTTAATTTTAATTCTTTTAAAATATCACCATGCTTAATTGGAAAACTCCAAGCTGTATCTTTTTTATCTTTGTTAGTATAATTATGATTGATGTAAAAATCTGATGGCATTTTTAAAATATAACCGGCTGTAAACGCGTCTAGAAAAGGGACACAACCCTTTATAGTTCTTTTTTTATGATTATGTTCTTTAATATCTTTAAACCAGTCAGGTATATTTTGAACCGCTTTTACTGGAAAAATTTCTTCAAGAAATTCTTTAGCTTTTTTAGGGTATAAAAATTCTATAATATTATCTTTCATAACTCTATTTAAAATATATATTTTTTTTTAAAAAAAGTAAAGTATTATATACAACGGAAGTCGACGTATTTATTTGCTGCCATTAATCTATGTGCAACGCTTAATGTTGGATACGTTAAACTTGATGGATCTAAATTAGTTACAAAATCAAGAGCGCCTGTTACTTTACCTATTTGAGAATGTGTAGATCTTTTATTTATAAGACGAGTTAAGTCCTCTTTCCAATCTTTAATTAAATTTTCAAAATTTTCTTGATTTGGAATAAGTTCCTCATCTGGAGGAGGATCTGGCAAAACTACATTTTCAAAAGAAGGAACTTCATTTATAACTTTTAAATTTACATCCCCAACTAAAAAAGAGTCATATTCCTCATCTGTTATATTAATTATTTCCACTGAGGAAAGATGTCCGTTATGAACTAATTGTGCGTCAGCTTCTGTTTTTGCTGCTCTTAAAAGAGTAGTCTCTGTTTTAACTAAACCCTCTTCTTTTTTAAAAATTAAAAAAGCCATGGAATTAACCTATGTCCTCATAAACCACGACACTTCCATCAGTTCCACCTCTTCCAGGTCTACGAGTTGTAGTTTGGTTTCCAGTTCCAAAAGCTCCACCCATGCCACCTATTCTCATTCCTATGGCTTGAGGGTCTACCGTTTGAATGGTGTTACTATTGTTATAAGTTGTTGTCTGACCTTGCGTGTCTCCTATTTTAACCATACCTTCCGGTGTAAATAATATTTCGTTAGAATCTGCTAAAGGAATACCATTTATATAATCAAAAGTTGAATTTTGAGTTGTTCCATTATTTCCATGACCAGTGGGTCCTTGGTTACCACCATTTCCACCGTTACCACCATTTGCAACTAAATTTGTATTAAAACTAGAAGCAGCTCCAGCTGTTCCTGCGTTAGGACCAGGACTAACTTGTCCACCAGATCCACCTGCTCCTAATGTAAAAGGGACTGAATAAGGTTGTGATACAGGTATATTAAAAAACCCAAAACCACCATGACCGCCTGTGCCGCCTTGGGTACCTCCGGGATTTCCACCGCCCCCGCCGCCGCCGGCTCCACGTAAATAAACGTGAATTTTACTTGTTCCTGGTTGAGCAGTAAATGTAGCTGTTCCACTATCATTTTCAGTAAAAGTTCTTATCATGTTAGCTGCACCTGCACCAGAACTTGCAGCTACAATTCTTCCTGATGAATCAACCGTAATGTTTGATGCTGTAAAACTTCCTACTGCTGGTTTAATTATTCTAGGCATAAATTATCTTTCCTCCTTAAAATTAATCTACCATCTCTACATATGAAACATGAAAAGCTAAATCGTTTGCAGCTCCAGC